CACCTACTGAGACTTAGGAAAGGCAGGGGAGCAAGCGAAGTGCTTATCCATCACCCGACTACTCACATAACATATATTTTGCTTTTATATCTTCAACAATCATTTCTGGATATTGAATAGTGTGCCAAATATGACCACATTCATAACATTCTCTACGTCTTACAATAACGTGTTTAGAGTTGCGGTCTGATCTCCTGACTTTTTGATCTGTATAATCCTTACATTTAGGACAACTCACCCATGAAATCCGTTTCATTGATTGTTCTTATTTTTATGTTTGCACCAGTTTCAGATTCTGTTTCACAGTACTTTTTAACAGCGTGTAAACTTACAACTTGGCTATCGTCAGCAAATGCAGATTTAGTGAGAGAATCCAGTAAGGCTCTACAATGTTTATCAAGATCACCCTTATTCTTGTTAGTGATATAAATAGGTGCTGATTGACGAATCATGCCATTGGGGAGATAGTGAAGTTTCGGACGCTTAAACCAGAACACCACCTCTATCTCAACTGGTTCTTTGATTATATCGTCCACTATCAACTTTGCTCTCAAATTCACCTGTTTTCGCCATGATTTTAGACGTTTACTTGTCTCAACCATTATTCCATTGCCAACGTGTTTTTTGCTTCCCTGTGGAGCAGATTCCATGCCTTTTACAGAAATAATATATTCCATAGAAAATGAGCTTTATTCCAGAGAATACCCCATTCATAGCTTTGCCGTCCGCATTGAAGGGCAAAGTAACACCATATCAACTGACAGTAATATGGGTTTTGCAAAGTTATTATCCAAACATTTGGCCTAGTTATGCAACAATCGCCAAAGATGCCAAGATGTCCAAATCCAGTGTCATCAGAACTGTCAATGAATTAGTAGAACTTGGTTTACTACAAAAACAGTACAGGATTGATGAATTTAATCAAAAAACTAATTGCTACAGAGTCAGTATCTGGCAGCAATGTAAGGCACTTCCTGTCCCAGACCCAGCTATCAATGGGCGGTATCTCACGGGAACTGGGGTAGTGTCAGAGAGACATGGGGGTGGTGTCACACAGACACTAGGGGGGTGTCAGAGAGACACTGGGGTAGTGTCAGAGGTACACCCTAAGAAAAACAATATAACTAAAACAATTAACTATAAAAATAAAAGCTTTGAACCTTTCTGGAAAACTTATCTGGAAATACCAAAAGACATGAGAACAATATCTCTGTCAAAAAAGCCAGCATACAATGAATTTATGAAATTAGATATAAAGACAAGGGACAAACTAAAACAATGCCTTGAGGCCGATATAAGAGCTAGAACAAAGTCATTAAAGGCTGATAAGTTTACTCCATTATTCCCTGATGCTCATAGGTGGATTAAAAATGGTCAATATGAACAATATTTATTGACAGTATCCAAAAATGCAACTACATTAGGAAAACCCAAACAAAAAACACCCTTTTAACACCCCATGAAAAAAGAATTTCCAATAGTCTGGAATAAATCAAAACTAAAAAGCAACATTTCAGAAGGTTCACTGTGGTTTAATCCAAAAAAACCAAATACAGTAAGTATTTTTGAAAATGGAAAGTGGCAAGAGAAAAAAATAGACTAATGAAAAATTATAAAAGACGACCTATAGACAGGGAAGTCACATTCAAAGCACCACATTATGAGTGCTATGCCTGTAACGATTCTGGTATAATCCACAATTCTGATGGACTAATCAATCAACACTTGCCTGATTATGATATAGATGATTCAGGAAAACGCTGTGGTGGACAGGATTTAGCTTTGATTTGTTATTGTGCAGCAGCTAACGCAAAATACGATCAGGACAACCAATTAATCTGCAAAGGTTATAGAGAACTTGATGGAACTATTAGAAACAATGTTGGTGTCAATCTTGATATTGATGTTGTTCGAGAAATACACAACATGAGAAAAGAAAGCTGGATTAAAACTACAAAGTTGATGAATCAAGTAATAGCAAATAATATAAAAGACCAAAAAGCTTTGTTACCACCAGAAGTTCAAAAGGTAAAAGACCAACTTGTAAACTTTAAAATGAAATCACTTTAACTTATTGACAACTGTATTTAGTGCATATACACTCTGAAGAGTATATGTCTCTTATTTACTCAATGACTTCTATTACTTTTCCAATGCGTGAAAAAAAACCACAACAAAAAGGCAATTATCTTTTAGATGAGATAACACCTAACACCCTTAAGCTTAAAATGAAAAAAAATAATTATGAGCTTTCCGATCGTTTAAAAAATGATCCAAGTTGGGAATCTTTTGTATGGAATGGTGTAATGCTTACTTCTCCTTTAATGGCACTTAGGGCTGCTGAAAGCATTAAATATAAACCTAATGGGGAAAAAACAAAAGACCCAGATATTGAAAATGCCAAAGGTTTGTACGACAATAAACCTATTTTTATAGCTGATGTTGTTAATGAAGTTAATCTTTATTTAGGTTCACTTGGTAAAAAAACAATTACAGATCAATCTGTTCTGTCTAATTTAAAAAAAGCAGCAAAATATTTACATACTGCATATAATCTTGTTTTAAGACCTGATAGTTCTAATATGACTGTCACATTATTAAATGCTAAAGCAACAAATGATGAAATTGCAAAATGGTATGACCAAATGAATACAAGGTTAGAAAAAATTATTGATCTTGCTAATCATGCAAAGAATAGTGATTTTAAAGATTTACCAATATTACCAAAAGCAAAACAAAAGTTTTTGCAAGTTAACGAGGCTTTTAAATTAGCAACAGGTAACAATGATGAGTAATGCAATAATCCCTGAAATTGTTGGTCAAACGGAGATTCTTGAAGAGTCTCCTATGACACCACAAGAACTTCAAAGAAAAGTTGAACTCGAAACTATTTTTAAATCTGCGGATTGCACTAAAAATGAACAACGACTAATTCAAGGAAAAGCTCTTATACATATCTGTAGAGAAAAACTTTATAGAGGTAACAATGGAGGTAGAAAATGGTCAGAATATTTAAAACAAGATTCGCAAAATTTAACTGTAGATAATGAGTTAATTAAATATGTGACATCATATAATCTTATGTCATTCTATATGCTTAAAGTAGAAATTTTTCCAGAAATTCGAACGTTCGAATTTTTACCGTCTATTTCTCATGCTCAAGAATTAATGGGTTATATACCTTTACCTAGTAAAAACCCAGACAAATATAATGAAGAAGATTTTGAGAAAATAAAAAAAACAATTAACATTTGGAAAACTGCTTGCGGTAAGGTTGGTGTAAATAAAAGACCATCTTTTAAAATTGTTAGAGATCTTGCTTATGAACAAAGAGCTTTAGACAATAAAACGAAACCAAGAATAAATACTACACAACAAGATGTTGAAACACCGAAGCAAGTTTATGATTCTTCAACAGAATCAGCTAACAAGTATGTTACACCCAGTTTTGAAGATGATAGTCCACCTATAAAAACATACGAACAAGAAAGAAATAAACAAGAAGTGGATCTTCATTCAGAATGTGAAAGATTACATAATGTTTTATATGAAGCAGAAACAAGTTTACAAAATTTAAATGGTGTTTTGTACAATCAGATTAATAAATATGGAAGTGCATATTTGGATCGAATGAAACAAATTGATGCTGGTTTATATACTGTTTCAGATATTGATGATCAAATAGATAGATTGCATCAGCAAACAGCTTATCTTGTTGACCTCTTGCAAAAACATGTAGAACCTAATGATCTTGTAAAAGACTTTGCACCATGACTTTTTATAACACCATACAAGAAAATCCTGATGAATTAGCTAGGTCACAATCAAAAGCTAAAACACAAGAACAAAAGATCATTAACTGTTTCAAACAGTACGAAACACCACTAAGCCCATCAATGGTGCTTTCTATCTCAGGTCTTAACTGCCCTATAACATCAATCAGAAGAGCTATGACAAACTTATCTGATGATGGCAAACTGGAAAAAACAAAAGATTTTGTAATGGGTAACTATGGAAAAAAAGAACATCTATGGTGTTTACCTAAAAAACCAGAGTCATTTAGTCAATCATCTTTTCTTTAAAATCGACAAAATCTAGCGATTGACGCTACATTTAGAATAATAAAAACCATAATTCCATTGTGTCTAACGGCAGAACTAGCAAGAATGAGCATGAGTTCAGAGTGAACAAAGTTGCAAAGCTTTTGTCTGTTGGTACTGTTCGATCAGAAATAAGTCAGTTTGCATCAACTGAGTGGGGTGTAACTCAAAGGTCGATTGATAGATACATTCAAGAGGCTACTGTGATCTTAAAGCAAGACTTTGATATTGACCGCAGACAATTTACGGCTGAAGTATTAGCTCAATACGCATCACTAGCAAAAGAGGCTA